AAGTGCGCAGAGGTCTATCGGCGCGGCAAAGAGGGCAGCGACCCGCGCATGTATTTCTACTCGCCGACCGTCGAAGACCACGAGCTGCACGATCACGCGGCGTGGAAGCGCGCGAACCCGTCGACTTGGATCACCGTCGACAAGCTGCTCGCGTTCCAACGGGCGATGCCGCCATTCCGATTCGAGCGGTTCCACCTGAACCGGTGGACGCGCGCCGAAAAGGACTGGCTACCGAAGGGCGCATGGGCGCTCTGCGGCGGCGGCCGCGAGCCGCAGGCCGGCGAGCGCGTCGTCCTCGGAATCGACATGTCCAAGAACCACGACACGACGGCTATCGGCATCGCCGCGCCGCGCGGCAACGATCAGTACGCCGTCGCAGCCGAGACGTTCGCCGCCTGGCCCGACGCCAACAACGACCCCCCCGAGGTGCATCACGTCATAGATGGCGACGCGATCCCGTTCGAGGCGGTGTTTGCCCGTGTGCGCGAGCTCTGCGCGAAGTTCCAGGTTGTTGAGATTGCGTATGACCGGTGGCGCATCCCCGAGGTCGTAAGCGACATGCTCGAGGCGGAAGGGTTGCCGATGGTCGAGTTCCCGCAGCAGCCGCAGCGCATGTGTCCGGCGTCGCAAGGACTCTTCGAGGTCGTCGTCCAGCGCAAGCTCGAGCACGCCGACGATGACATTCTCACTGCTCACATCGCGTCTGCCACGCCGCGCGATGTGGCCGGCCGAGGATGGCGCCTCGACAAAGACCTATCACGTTCACCGAGCGACGCGGCGATCGCTGTAGCCATCGCGCTCGACCGCGCCCGCGAGTACCCGCCGGTCGGAAACTCTGACTTCGACTTGCGGCTCGGCTAGAGCGAGAGAGTCTGATATGCGCAACCCGTTCCGCCGCGAAGATCGGTCGCAGCTAGACAACGCGAACATTCCGGTCTTTCAGGCGCTGCTCGCCATGACCGAGGGCATAGACGGCGCGACCGGCGTTCACGTCTCGCCGCAGCGCGCCATGCGCGTCGTCGCGTTCTTGGCGTGTGTAAAGCTGATCGCCGAGACGATCGCCAGCCTCGAGATGCAACTCTTCGAGAACGGCGACAAGACCGGCACGCGCAAGCCGTCGACCGACCCGCGCGGACGCCTGCTCGCGCTCGAACCGAATCCCGACATGACGGCATACGACTTTTGGTCGTACGTGATCATGTGCATGTGCGTCTACGGCAACGCCTACGTGTGGATCGAGACTGACGGCGGCGGCGATGTCGTCGCCCTCTGGCCGATCCGCCCCGACGTGCGAAAGCACAAGGCGGACGATGGTAGCGTCCGATGGGTCGTCACTTTCGAGGATGGTAGCGAGGGGTGGCTCTTCGACGCCGAGGTGATGCATTTCAAGGGGCTCGGCCTCGAGTCAGGCTCGGGCTTGTCGAACGTCGGCCAGGCGCGCCAGGCGATCGGTATCGCGATGGCGGCCGAAGAGTACGCCGGCCGCATGTTCCAGGGCGACGGGCATGCCGGCGCCGTGCTGTCGACCGAGCGCCCGATGAACGATGAGCAGTTCAACCAGTTCAGGGCGCGGTGGGATGCGTCGCACTCGGGACTCAAGAACGCGCACCGGTTCGCGCTGCTCCCGGCTGGCATGACGTATCAGAGCTCGGGGTTCGACCCGACGAACTTGCAGATGGTCGAGGCGCGGAAGTTCCAGGTGCGCGAGATGGCGCGCCTTTTCCGCATCCCGCCACACATGATCGCAGACATGGAAGGCGGCGCGTCCTACTCGAGCGTCGAGCAGGCGAGCATCGACTTCGTGACGTACACGCTTCGACCCTGGCTCGTCAACATTTCGCAGGTCGTCACGCGCAAGCTGCTCTCGTTCGGCCAGGCAGATGCCAGTCGCGGACTCTTCGTCGAGCACGACACCTCGGTCTTGCTTCGCGCCGACTCGGTGAGTCGCTCGAAGATCGACAACGTAGACCGGCTCGCCGGAATCAAGACGGCGAATGAGATTCGCGAGTCGCGCGGCCTGCCGCCCATCGACGGCGGCGATGTTCTCTGGCAGCCGGTCAACGTCCAGGTCGTCGGTGCCGACGGGAGCATCATTACGCCCGGCGTCGACGTAGGTGCCGACGTGGCGGGCGCTCAGGGCGACACCGGCGGCGGCGACCTCAACGCATAGCGATAGCGTCTGACGTGAAGCTAGAGCGTCGAGTCGTAACGGTCGGCAACCTCGAAGTGCGCGAGCTCCCAGACGGGCGACGCGAGTATCGCGGCGACGCTATCCGTTTCGGCGAGCCCAGCGAGAACCTCGGCGGGTTCATCGAGTACGTCGACGCCGACTGCGAAATCGTCGGCGACGACGTTCGCCACCTGATCAATCACGACGCGAATCTCGTCCTTGGCCGCACCACGGCGGGAACGACGCGGCTCGAGCGCAGCGGCGACGCCATGGCGGCGCACACCGACTTGCCCGACACGAGCTACGCCCGCGATCTCGCCGTTTCGATCGAGCGGCGAGACGTGGATCAGATGAGTTTCGGGTTCCGCGTCGTGCCATGCTCAGACGGGTCGAAGGGCGATAAGTGGGATTGGGAAACGTCGCCGCCGACGCGCCACCTGCGCGCGATCGAGCTGCATGACGTTTCGACGGTGACGTTCCCGGCGTACCCGACGACGACCGCCGAGGTGCGTTCGCTCGTCCGGCGAAGCGTCGGGCCCGCCGTCGTCGCCTGGGATAACGAAGCCGGGATGTGCGACTGGCTCGACGACATCTCGGAATCACTCCCCATCGGCTTCGACGGCGAGGACTACGCCTGGGGTTACTGCGCCGACGCGACCGTCGACGGGCAGAGCGCGCTCGTCGTGTGGTACGACAACGGCGGCTGCTCGCTCTACGTCGCGGCGGTAGAGCTCGACGATGCCGGCGAACCGTCGGCCGCGCCGCAGGACTCATGGACGGAAGTCGAGTGGCAACTCGTCGTGTCGAGCGAGGACGACGCCCGGAACCTGCGTGCATCGCTCGAGCGGCGCGCCGGCAAGGCGATCAGCTCCGAGAACGCCGACCACATCGCCGCGATCAATGACGCCGTGTCGTCGATGGGTGAGCACATCTCGGCGCTCGTCGACGCGGCCGGACTGTCCGGCTCCGATGTAGAGGCTCAGGTCGATAACGACGGAGATGCGGAATACAACGCTCGCCCGCGCGAGCTCGACGAGTTGGCGGTAATCATCGCCGACGCAACAACCTAGAAAGGTAGCGATAGGGTCTGACATGGAGCCCATCTCGAATCTCATCACGCTCAAGCAGGAGCGCAAGCGCCTCATCGACGAGATGCGGCACATTCACGACACGGCCGAGGCCGCGAATCGCAACCTGACCGCCGAAGAGCGGCAGGAGTTCGACCGCATGAACGAGGATGTCAAGGACATGTCCGAGCGCGCGCAGCGCGAAGAGGACTTGCGGAACCTCGCTCCCGGCGGCGTCACCCGCGAAGTGCGCGGCCGCGAGCTCGGCGGTGAGGCGAAGGGCGGCTCGCCCGAGGACGCCTACCGCTCGGCGTTCATCGACTACATCCGCAACGGGGCCGCCGACATGTCGCCCGAGAATCGCCAGATTCTCCGCGCGGGATGGACGGAGCAGCGCGACACGACCGTCGCCGGCGCCGGCGCCTACCAGGTGCCGCAGGACTTCCACCAGGCCGTGACAAGCGCGAAGGTTCCGGCCGTCGCGATGCGTCGCACCCGCGCCAACGTGATCAACACGACCAACGGTCGCGACCTGCCGATCCCCGTCCAGACCGCCTACGGCGCGGCGAACTACCTCACCGAGGCTTCGACCGCTTCCAACGTCGACGACACCGGCTCGAAGGTCACCGCGAAGGCATACACCGCCGTCCGCATGACGAAGGTGTCTTACCAGCTCCTCGAGGACTCGGCCTTCGACGTGCAGGCGCTGCTCGCGCAGAACTTCGGCAAGGCGTTCGCACAGTTCGAAGACCCCGAGTTCATCAAGGGCACGGGCGCCGGCTCGTCTCACATCACCGGCGCGACGACGAACGCGACGACCGTGTTCACCTGCGCGACCGGCTCGACCACCACGTTCACCTACACCGACCTGCTCGGCTGCTACACGAAGATTCAGCCGCAGTACCGCGTCAACGGTGAATGGGTGCTCATGGACACCGCTCTCTCCACCCTGCTCGGCCTCAAGGACTCGTCCAACCGGCCGATCTGGACGGCGAGCGCCATCCCGGGCGAGCCCGACTCGCTCATGGGCAAGCCGCTCTACACCTCGCCTAACTTCGCGACCGAGGCGGCCAACAGCCTCTTCGGCCTGTTCGGTGACTTCAACAACGGGTACGCCATCCGCCAGGACGGCGGCCTTGTGATCAGGCGGTCGGACGACCGCTTCATCGACTCGCTCGAGTCGGTGTTCGTCGGGTGGGAGCGCCTCGACGGAGTGATCCTCGACGCCACCGCTTACACGGTCTGGAAGCACTCGGCCACCTGAGCCCTCCTGACCCTACTGCTCTCCGCGAGCCCGGCGCCCCCACGGGCCGGGCTCGCGGTCTTTCTGGAGGTCGCATGATCGTCAAGATGAAAGACACCGGCGACGAGGTACATGTAAGTGACGAGATCGCACGTCACCTCTTCGAGGATGACCGGGCGACGCCGGTCGATGCTCGGTTCGTCGAGGTGGCAGTAGTCGACCGCCGGCCGGATCGCGAGACTCGGTGAGCCTCAACCCGAACGCGCTGACCACCGTTGCGAACGCGCAGGCATGGCTCAGACGTACCCATGCCACAGGGACGCTCGCAACGGACGACACGGCGATACTCACCATCATCGTCAACAGTGTGTCGACCGCGATCGCACGCTACACGCGCCGCGAGTTCTACGACCCGAGCGGCAACAACTCTGACATGGTACGCACCTTCGAGTACGACGGGTCAGGCTACCTCGACTTCGAGCCGTACGACCTGCGGTCGATCACGACGATTACGCTCGGCGGCCTGGCGCTCGTCGCGACGACTGGCATCGGCGACGGTGACTATGTGGCGATGCCGCGCAATCAGACGGTGGACGGTACCTACCTCTACCTGGCTGCGCGCGGCTACTACCACCTGGGAACATCGCACTTCATTTTCGCGCCGATAACGCGGACGCGAGATGTCGTGATCACGGGCAAGTGGGGCATGACGAGCGTGCCTCCGGATGTCGAGCTCGCCTGTTTGATCGCGACGGCCGACCTGTACCGCAACCCGGAGCAGGTGTCGAGCCGGGGATCGGGCGATTTCCAGATGGTCGAGGTGAGTGACAACCCGGGTAGCGAGGATTCGTTGCCGGTGGGTGCGCGCAGGCTGCTCGAACCGTTTATCCGGCCAAGGGTGATCTAGCCGTGGCCGGCGTGAAGAGCCGGACGGTGATCACCGTCGACGAGCACTTCGCCGAGTGGGGCGCGAGCGCCGAGCGCCACATCTTCGAGGCACTCACGGCGGCCGTCGAGCCGATGGTCGCGGCGGCGCAGGCCGCCGAGGTGCCCGAGAACACGGGGGCGCTGCGCGGAAGCATCGCCGCCCTGCCGCCGATCGCGACTGAGCGCGGTTACGAGGGCGGCATCGGCGCCGGCGACTATAAGGCGAACTGGTACGAGCAGGGCACGGGGGCGCGCCGGTCGCGCCGCATCAAGCACGCCGGGTCGAAGCGTAGCGCCGGCCTGCGCGAGCAGAAACGCAAGCAACTCAAGGCCGAAGGGTCGACGGTCGGCGTCAAGGCGTACCACTACCTGCGCAAAGGACTCCGCGCGGGCACTCCGCTCGCGTTTCACCTGATCGGCGAGGCCGTGAAAAAGGCGTCGGCATGACCGCCTCGGCGTATACGACGTTTCGCCAGGCGTTGACGACGACGCTCTCGGCGACGCTCACCGGGTACACGTATCTCGCGGGCGCGCCGCCGCAGGGCGGCTCGGCGATCCCCGACTCGACGCCCCTCGCCTACGTGTGGGTCGAAAAGGCCGAGACGGACACAAAGAACGCGCTGCTTGAGAACATCACGGCCGGCGTGCGCCTGTATGTGGTGTGGTCGCAGAGGCTCGACCCGCAGACGCCGATCGACCCGGGCGTGTTGGAGCAGGCGGCCGAGGACTTGCAGACGACGCTCGCGCCGGGCAGCTATCCGGGCGACCCGTGGTACTTCACCGTCCAGTCGATCGCGTTCGACAACGACAACGGGTATATCGAGGCGACGGTCGTCGGGGTGCGGTGGAACGATGGCACGGTGTCGTAGCGATAGTGTCTGACGTGCCGCGATTCCAGCTCAAGGATGGTTACACGCGAGCCGTAACTCACGCCTTCGGTGCGACCTCCGAGCTTTCACTTGAGGCGGGCGACGAGCTCGCGACCGACGAAGCCGCCGAGGTCGCCGTGCTGCGCGCACACCCCGCCATCGTCGAGGTCGAGAGCGAGGATGATTCCGAGTGACGAGCATTGTCGGCATTTCATCTCGCCTCGGCGACTTCGGCATCGGCGTCCAGACCGCTAAGGGCACGCCGGCCGCGAGTCCGACGGTGCGCGCGTTTTTCGCCGCCGCGCCGAGCATCCAGCCGTACATTACGGACGCACGCTACACGATGACGGACGGTTCGCGCGACGCCGGCGACCCGTACGTCTCGCAGATGGGCGTGCAGGGCGACATCCCGGTCTATGCGCATCCTGACCTCATGGCGATCCTGTGGCACGCCGTCCTCGGCGCGAACGCCGATTCGGGCGCGAGCGACCCGTTCACGCACACGGCGACGCCGGCGAACGACCTGCCCTATGTCACGATTTGGCGCTCGATCGCCGGCGTGATCTTCGAGAAGTACACCGACTGTAAGGTCGACACGCTCACGATCGACGGCCAGGCCGGGCAGCCGCTCGTCGTGACGCTCGGCATCAAGGGCATCACGAGCACGTTTGGCTCGAACGAGACGGGCAACCCGACGACGACCTCGCCGTACCTGTACATGCACGGCGCCGGCCTGCTCAAAGTTGATACGGTGGCGTATCCGATCCACGCGCTGAACCTCGAGGTCAACAATAACTTGCAGCCGTTTCAGGCGGACGACTTCATCGTCGACAACATCGACCCGCAGGCGCGCGAAATCACGGGGTCATACTCGATCCGGTTCTCGGGCGCGACGGCGCTACCGCTCGACTACCGCAAGTTTTTCTATGGCGGCGACGCGGGCACGTCGCTTGTCGGCTCGTTCGCGACGCACGCGCTCGACTTCAAGTTCTCTCAGAGCGTGAGCCGCAATATGGATGTCGCGGTTCCGGTGGCGAAATGGGCGGATGTTCCGGTTCAGCCTGACCCGGGCGGCAACGTGATCGAGGTTCAGTGTGCGTTCGAGGCGATGCGTAACTTCGTCGCGAGCGTCGAGAGTCCGATCATGACTGTGGTTACCTTGGACGGTAACGC